CAGAGACCTGTGCCTACAGATGAAGGATGTGGGTATACCACTTGCTAACACGGACGAACTTGTGTCACACCTTGGACAATTGGTTACAAAGTGCAGAGAGCTGGAGAAACCAATTAAGGATTCCCTTGAGAAGCTGTGTGAAAACTCAGTGAATAGGTTGTTTGCTATACCAGACGGTGCTGTTAACATCAACTGCAAGCTTGTGGATAAAATATCATACAAGATACCAACTAACGTTACACCAGAGGGGTCAAACAACGGTAGGTTTAAGTTCAAGGATATTGCAGACTTCAACCTGGCAAAAGTTGCTGTGGCTAAGAGGAGACTTGTTAATTCCCTCGTAATGGGTGCAGCTGAATACTATACAGATATGAAGACGCTGTACATGGAAGACTTGTCAAAGCTTAACCCAGAGCTGCTTGACCTTTACGACAGGGTAATGGTACTTAACTCGTACCTCACGTTTGTCACTGAGGAGGAAATGACAGATGAAAATCCTAAACAGGGTTCATACGTCGAGGTACACGTCGGTTTTAATGGCAAGAAGAGCACGATAGACGCGCAGGGACTCATATTCCCACTCTTGCTTCATGATACCATTAAGGGGCTGTTTGAGCTGTTCTCAGTGTACGGTCTTCCTACTGACACAGAGAAAGCAGAATATATCATCAGCAAGGCTGATTTCCTCCTGGCAGAACCTTGGGATATGAGGTTTGGTGTAAGACTGTGGCAGCTTATATTCGACAAGCTGGGGCTTGGTGACGACACCAATATCATACCATATATTTTCGTTGAGATGGTGAAACTCCCTGCTGAGGAGTTCAACGCTGTGATGAGGGAGTTATTCATGCAGACTGAGAAGGGTGATGAGATAATGAACACATTCATCGAAAGGTCAAAGTACAACGACGGATACCAGAAGTTCCAGAACAGGATAAACGCCAGGAACATGGACAGGTCAGTCATCGCTGACAGCTACTTCACAGCGAGTGAACTTGACGGATATGACCTTGATGGTGAGGAAGATGAGGAAGTTATAACAGAGACAGAATAAAAAAAGAGATAGATTCCCGTCTATCTCTTTTATTTATATATAAAATAATAAAGAAAATGGTAAAAAATCAAGGGCATTATAAATATTCTTTTCATTATAATGTTATATTTATTAAAATTTAATAATTTTGTGTAAACCAATTAGTTATGATTTACGACAGACATGAAATGGCAATTGATTATGCGACTTGTTACGCCGACAAGTCCAGAATCACATTTATTGAAAAATATTTCAGTACATTCAATGCTATCAAGGGTAAGAAGACACAGTTTCACTGTTTCCCACGTCAGAGGGCTTTCTTGAAGGCTCTCTCTGAGAACAGGAACGTGGTAGCTGTTAAACCAAGACAGTGTGGTATCACCACCCTATCTAGCGCGTGGGCTGCTGCACAGTGCGCGTTTGCACCAGCAGATGCCCCAGAGACAATCCTTTGTATTGCTAACAAACTTGAGCAGGCACAGGAAATTATCATCAAGGTACGTGACTTTCTTGAGCAAGTCCCAAGATGGTACTGGGGTAATGAGTACTTCTCTCCAGACCCAGAATCTGAGAAGAACTCAAAGTCAATCTTTCTCAAGGATGCAAAGGGTGAACTGAAACTGTTCAACGGATGTAGAGTTATCGCACGTGCATCAGGTCCTAACGCTTCCCGTGGTATCTCGGCTGTATCTGTACTTATACTTGACGAGGCTGCATTTATTGAGGAGGGTGTGGCTGCATTTACCACAGCTGCTGCTACAATGGCTTCTAACCCTAATTCTAAGACCGTCATGGTGTCAACACCTAACGGTAAGGATGAGTTGTACTACAACACATACAGACAGGCTCTGAGCCACGAGAATAACTTCGTTGCAGTACAGTTCAGATGGTATCAAGACCCACGTTTCAACAAGTATCTCGTGTGGAAGAAAAAGAACGATGAAACTGGTGAGTGGATGTTCGACCAAGACCCAATTGTTGATGATGAGGGTGGGGTGAAATATGACGAGGAACGCTGGGCTAGACTTGAACACGATGGTTGGAAGCCAGATGCACCTTGGTATGATGAAATGTGCAAACAGTTCAACAATGACTCAATGAAGATTGCACAGGAGCTTGACGTGTCGTTCATGGGTTCTAACGACAACGTTATCGCACCAGAGTTTATAGAAATGCAGGACAGATTAAATGTGAGAGAGCCACTTGAGGATTTCAAAGACCCGTTGGTTGATGAGACATGGTTCTGGAAGACACCTATCGAGGGGCACAGGTACATATGTGCTGTTGACCCTTCCAGGGGTACAGCAGCCGATAGAACTGCCATTGAGATAATAGATATGGACGGTAGGGATGAGAACGGTATGCCTATCATAGAACAGGTTGCAGAATATGTAGGAAAGAAACTCGGTGATGATATTGGTGCTATTGCTTACCAGTATGCAACGATGTACAACGATGCTTTCGTAGTGGTTGATGCAACAGGTGGACAGGGTGATGCTGCAATCATCACTATGCTTCAGATGGGTTACAAGAACATGTACTACGAGGACATGAACCAGAAGACGTATATGTTGCAGAGGGCAACAAAAATATATGATAGTTATACTGACAAACTTCCTGGTTTCCACTTCCAGGGAAACAGGTATCCAGTATTGGCTAACTTCGCTGGACTGGTGAGAAACAATGAGTTCAAGATTAGGTCAGCAAGGGTTATCAACGAACTTGATACGTGGATATTCAAGGGTGAGAACGCGAGGATGGACCACATGGACGGTGCTCATGACGACACCATCACTTCACTTGCTATGGGACTCTTTGTTATGCAATACTCCTTCAACAGGTTGCAGAGTACAATCAATAAGGACAAGGCAATACTCAATGCCTACATGATGACCAACTCATTCAAGGTGAAGAAACCACAGATGGGAAGTGGTAGGAACATTACCCCTGGCACTGGTTTACCATTCTATAACGCGCAGAAGATGAAGTCATACAACAGCACGGCATACGGTAACTATATGTGGATGTTTGGTGGATATAAGTAAAATTCATCTAATATTTATTATTGTATAAATTATCTTATTTTTTAGTATAAACAGTATAATAATGGCTAAGAAGAAACCAACAGTATTCCAGGCACTTGACAATGCAATATCTGGTAACTGGAAGACAGCTATAGAACCATCGATACCTCATGTCAACAAGTATGACATGACCAATCCAGACAACACGGTTATCTATAGAACTTCCAGCAAGGAGGATTATTTGCAGAAGAAGCTGGAATTGCAACAGGATAAGTTCATTAGGGATAGATGGGTGAAGGCTAACGTAAACCTTTCTGTATCAGCGTATTCTGGACTTAACAACATAAAGTTGATGTACCGTGATGCCGACCTAATGGATGCGTTCCCAGAGATAGGTGCTGCCCTCGATATTGTATCTGAGGAGAGCACAATTGTTAACGATAAGGGAATGGTGGTTAACGTATACTCAAAGTCCGATAGAATCAAGAACATCCTTGAGGATTTGTTTGTGAACAGGCTGAACATTCAGCTTACTGGACAGATGATTATACGTGCGATGTGCAAGTACGGAAACCAGTTCATGCTTCTCGACATCGACCACAAGAACGGCGTGAAGGGATGGAAACAACTTCCAGTGTTTAATGTGGAGAGAATTGAGAATGGTATCCAGAACCCTTACGGATATGGTATGTCAATATCAGTGAACAGTGCAGACCTCGATGAGAAGGACTTGTCAACACAGTTCATATGGATTGACGAGAACCAGGGTCAGATTCCTTTCCGTGACTGGCAGATTGCCCACTTCAGACTCCTTACGAACTCACTGTATCTGCCTTATGGTGTGAGCTATCTTAACGCGGCTCGTAGACACTGGAGGATGTTGTCACTCATGGAGGATATGATGCTTATCTATCGTCTTGAGCGTTCGATTGAGAGACGTGTATATAAGATTTTCGTCGGTGCTATCGATGACGCTGACGTTCCAGCATACGTGGAGCAGATTGCAAATGAGTTTAAGAGAAC